CGGATCGCCAAAGAACTTCCCAGGCGCCTTGAAACCCAGCTTGCGTGTCATTTCGGACGCCGATGCATAGAGATTTTCCAGCTTGACCAGTGGGCCGTTGGCACCGCCCTGCAATTCGACCGCCGCCTTCTGCATCCCCATGATGTGCTGCATCCCGGCGATTTCCATTTCCTTGCCGGATGCGCCCAGGCCAACCTCAATTGTCATTGAACTGCGCTCGCCCCATGTGGTCGGGTCGATCGGAAGCCACTTGCCGTTCAACTTGACCATACGCGCGCTTTCCGCATTCTCGCGGATCACAGCGTGCATACCAAGATACAGAGGCTTGATGCACGTCTCGGCCAGGACTCGTGCGATCATGCGAACACGGCGTTGAGCCGCAGTCATGAGCGCTATAGCGCCTTTGGCGGTGTCATGCAGCGTGTCGGGGTTGAGCCCCTGCGCATTGCGAACCACCCCCGTACGCCCTTCAGCGACGGTCGAGAAGTATTCCAGAGCCTTGTAGGCATCGAAGCTGAGACCGGGGCCTACAAGTGGAGTTAACGCACCACCTGCCTTGACACGCACCGGCACCATCGGTTCGTTTCGGAGCAAGTCACTGATCGTGTAGTCGTTGGCCTTACCCATATCGACTTCAAAGCGCTGGTTTTGAGCAAAATATGAGCTGTCCAGTAGAGCCCGCATCAGAACCGTCTTGATCTTCTGAATTTCCAGCAGCAGATCGGCCAATGATCGTCCACAAAGCCTGTGCGCTACAAGATAGGGAGATCCAACTGCGAAAGGCACTTGATTGACCAGGACAGCGCTCTTGCCATCCTTTGGAATGATCTTGTCTGCGCCGCTATCGGTCGTCAGGCACCAGATTTCTTCGTCGCCGTCTTCGTCGATCAGTCTGAGATAATGCTTGCGAATTTCAACTTGACGTAGAACATCATTGGCCTCATCGACATTATTGTTCTGGTGTTCGCCGGCTGTATCTCTTGCCTGTTGTGTTGCCTGTGTTTTGGCGGACACATAGGTATCGAGCGTCTTGACGATCTTTTCGTCATAGCCGTCTGCGATGAGAGTTTGTACGCGCGGATAATAACGGGCTGCGCAGTAGACTGCATTGGACGCAATGATTGTGTCCTGACTGTATGCGAAGTCTTCGGGTGGAATGGCCCAGAACTCACATTGCGAACAATCGGTGCGGACCGTGAAGCTATAGGTCGGTTCCGAATTTGGATACTCGGTATTAGGTGTGTCCGCCTTGACGTTCACAACCTTGCCGGATTGTGCAGCGAGTTGCAGTTCCACTACATTCTTTCCAGTGAAATCCTCATCGCTCCATTTCTGTTTCCAGCCAAACTCGAATACGGCAGTCTTCAGAAGCAACGCATCCTTGAAACCCGTATAGACGTTCAGAAAGCCTGGATTGTCGTGCCAGATGACATGATTGAGGTAATCGGTTTCCTGCTGGGCGCCGTCTTCATCTTCCGGCTTTGTGGGTGGGAAAGAAACAACATCGCCCCCCGCCGTGAATATCTCCAGAATGTCGGAGAGTGTGGTTTCTACAGCATCCGCCACATCGCTTGAGACAGCCTTGCTACGGTTTTGCAACGAGGGAATGTCTTTCATTTCCCCCTTGTAGTAATTCAGCGCTAGGTCGCGATCTGCGGTGAGCTCACTGTCATTATCAAACCCGACCGAGCTTCCCATTTCGGTACGCACGAGACCGAGCATGGTCTCATCGTCATAGGGAGGCGAGCTGTCATCGTCGTCAGGCTTGTCAGGCTGCGTGTCGGTGTAAGTCTCGCTCACGCTGCCTCCTTGCCATGAAGAAACGACGGCCCGCTTTTGACGAGCCGCCGCCAACTAGTCAGTCTAGTCAGACTAGACCGGGACTTCTTCCCAGAGAATCCCAGAGACGGCGCTGTGCGCAACTGGTGTCGTGGTGGCCAACAGCGCGAGTACGCCACCCGGCGGCACGATGATGGAACCGTCGAGGTTTTCCTCGTTGATGCCGGCTGCGAACGTGACCGGACCCGCCGCCGTGCCGACAAAGGAATAGTTCTGGCCGGACCCACCATTGAGCGCAGATCCGAATTTCACGGTGATGGCGCCGGTCATGCCGGTCAATGCAATCCCTGACATGTCCTTGCACCGAGAGCCGGTCGCAACCAGATTGGACATGCTCAATGGGGTTGTACCCGTCGAGATTGCGGCATTGGCGGTTGATGTTGCCCATACATATGGACCGCCGCCAAGCGAAGTTGCATTAGTGACTGCAACGCCCAGCGTTGCCTTGAGGATGACGGCATTGACGCCCGATGTGGTCGGATTCCAGATGCCCGTGATGGGCTTGGTCGTGGCGTCGAGCTGGGTTGACCAAATCACGTTGCTGATGGATGTGAGAGTCATGCCGCCGCGGAACAGGTTGCCGCGAACGGCCTGCTCATAATACCGGCCATGAAGCTGTGATTGGATCAGATCGCCCAAATTGCCAAGACGAAGGTTTGGTGTCGAGCCAGAGGCATTGGATGCGGGCTGACCGACTGTACCTTGAATCTGCATGATGAAATTCTCCTAGTTAGTGGATGAGTGACGAGAAGCCTTGCCCAAGGGCCTAGATGGGCAATTGCCGAACTTCGTTCAGCAAGTCGGGAACATCACGGAGGGAAAACGCCTCCATGAGCATGAGGTTCTGCCGCCTGACTTCGGCAAGGAGCTCGATGAGCAGGAGATTTGTGGTGTTTACGGTCTTCAGCTCTGCGCTTTGCGGAGCGAGCGTTGCGCCTGGGCCTGTCGAGTCATCATCCGTCGAGGTCGATGGCTCAAGGATCTGCACCGGGAGCGGATGTTGAACATCCACCGGGATGTTGTTGATGTGGTCGGTGTCACGATAATGAATTGCGCCAGCCATTAGACATATCCTGCGTTGGGGATTTCCAGCTTCTTGATGTGTTTGCGCGGCTCTTCATAAGCCACGCACATCAAGCCAAAAGAATCGCTCGAATGTGAGGACCAGTCGTGATTTGGGCCTAATCCAATGCCACGTGTTTCGTCCTTGCGCTCGTGATAGAAGCCTAATGCATCTCTCCCGGCTTCTGTGGTCTCTTCATTGAACCAGATGCGTGGGAACAGGCGTCTTGCCGCCTCAACACGCATCATGGCGGCGCCCTTGCCCTGGTTCTTGATGACCGTCACGTCGAAGCCTGCATCGCGTAAATGATCCTCATAACGCTTGCCGGTAAAGTTATTCTCGTTCACGCCGTCATGGGGCAAATAGCACTGGGCCGATTTCCATCCGCGCTCGCGCAATTCAGCCGCGTAATAGCCAAGCGTTTGCCCGACGCCTTCAATGTAATCGAGCATTCGAATTTCGCGGTCGATCCACTGGCAAATCCAGATAGCGTTTGCGTCTGCTTGCTGACCTGAGCCGCCAATATCCCAGAACGCCTTGATGGGTAGGATGGGATCCTTGGCTACCTTGCCGATGCGCTTTTCCTGTTTGGCGAGCGCCAGCTCCTTGGAGAAATAGGCACCTTCGAAGGCCCGTGCGTAACCATTCTCCCAGACATGATCGTATCTGTCGGGATAGCGGATAAGATCGATCTGACGCTCTGCCTCCATCTCCAGAGGAAACCAGGGATTATCCCGCCAATTGGCTTCGACCACGATAGCGTCTGGAACTTTGGTCACCCCGGTCAGAAACTCGTCCACTGCGTCGGTCTTGCGTGTTCTGTTCCAGCTCGCCCAAATCTCAGAGCTGGGTGAGCGGATAGTCGGTCTCAACATCATCAGGCTTCGATTGGATAGTGCCTGGGCCTCTTCAATCCATGCCCGTCTAAAACCCTCCAGCGATTTGATTGACTCGGCTGTGTGGTCCTTCATGCCCTGAAAGATGATAACCCCATCACCTGGGGTCTTGATGCGATCATCCAGTACTCTGAATAAATGACCAACACCCAAGTCGATGATCTTCTTCTCGATAAGACGCTTGGATGAGTCCTTGAGTGTCTGTTGAACTTCGCGGATGCACACGGCCAGCATTCCGGGCTCGGCTATGCAATCCTCAACCAATTGCTCTGCGAAGAAATGTGATTTGCCTGACCCTCTACCACCATGGGCACCCTTGTATCTGGCCGCCTGAAGCAAGGGGGCGAAGACGCGAGGAACCTCACGGCGCAACTTCACTTCTTCGGATCGATGATGGTGCGCTCGATCATCGTCACGGCGATTGGGTTATTTGCATCGCCACTGTGTTCGATCTTGTCGCCGTATATCTTGGGAAGCACCTTGCTCACATACCATTTTCGGGTATCGATCCTGAGCCTTGAACGCTGCACATGGTCTTGGTTGAGGACTTTGCCATCCTCATAACCGCCGCCCTTTTCAGCCTCACTCTTTCGAGCCATCCAATCGTTGGATGAATCGTCGGCTATTGTCAGGATTTCATCAGCAAGCATATGGGCTTGGGCTGATCTTGCTCTCGCGTACTGTTCACGGAAATCAACGAAATGCTGTGCAGAATCAGAACCATGATACCATCGCAGCACTGTGCCGGCATGGGGTAGATGTTCGCCCTTGCAAATCTCTCGCAAACTCTCTCCCTTGGAAAGCCGTCTGCAAATTTCATCTGCAATTGCTTGGGTAAAACTAGCTGGCCTACCTACTGAAGCCATGATGTTGGTGCGCTCCTTACGGTTGGCGCTGGTGTTGCAATCCCTCGATCATGGCAAGGATGCAGAAACCTGTGAACAAAATCCAGAAGGTCATGTCGCGACGTAGGTGTGGGGCGTTGAATGCGCACCGGTTGATTGTACCCAGATGATGATCACGCGGCTTGAGCCGGTTGTGGGTACAGTCCCGACTGTTACGACAGATGTCTTGATGATTCGATCGGTGGCGCTGTAGCGCGGGGAGACCTGAGAGTTTGCAATATAGGCGCCGGCTTTACCGCCTGCGGCCGTGAAGCTGATCGATTCGCCGGCCAAGAGGTCAGTCGCCTTGAGATCGATCTGGGTATAGTACCCGTCCGGATCGGCTACATCGCCAACATCCATGAGGGCGGAGGTGCCATTGTTCCAAAGCGCTACACCATTGACGATGATGTCGAGAATGGTGGAACCAGCCGGAACGGTAGTCGAGACGGAATAGGTGCCTGCGGCAAGACCGGAGGCAACAAGAACCTGTTCCTCGGAGCGAACTACGCCACCCCTTGATGCAATGAATACGTCCTCGGCCGCCATAGGCGTGATCCTTCCTATATTTGGGAGTCGCTGACAGCACAACCAGCGTGACGTTTTCTAGCGTGCCTTTTCGAAAGTATCAAGTCCCCGCTTTTGAACTTGCGGTATCGCTTCGATGAGTGCGTCCAACATTTCACAAAAGCGTGGCACGGTTGCCTTGACGTAACTATCCGTTCTACACGCAATGAATACCGCTTCTGATGGCCAGCGTCCTTCTCCAAGGACCAAACGCGCTATCATATGGTTTCTTAAGCCCAGGAGCCGGTCTACAGCCACAAGCCAGTTATCGGCGTCAATCTGTGTCATGGATGGGCCAAAGCCTGTAGCGGATGATCCTGAAGCTCTGTCGAGGTCTAAGATGTTCTTGCCGGAACATTGTGCCTGGTCCCATTTGCGGGCGTAGAAAAGACCGGCTTCTAACCGTTGGTCTGCGGTATAGCGTCTGTCTCCGCCTGAGAGTTGACCTTTTTCGAAGGCGCTTTGGAGTGGGGTGAGCTTGCGCCAGGCTTTGGGACCGCCAGCTATGGTTGTGAGTTCGCGATCGAAACGGTGAAGAGATGTGATGACCGGTGGACTATCGACTTGAACTTCGTCGTTTGCCGCTTTTCGTCTGCCC